CCTCGAAAGTCTGTCGCTGTGCTTCTCTGTTAGCACGAATCATCTCTGTCCGTGCGATGGTAGCAGCTCGTGAAGGAGCGAGAGTTTCGTACGTCCTCGACATCCTTCGTGCGACCTGAAGCGGATTGAGACCCTGCGCGATGCCGATGGTGACATGGTCCAAAGCAAATGGACCGATGGCATCGAACAGCAGACCTAGCGGTGAGCCGTCAGCGGCGAAGCCGACCACGTTCGTTATCGCTTCGACAGGGAGCCGATTCCACATCAGATCAGCGGTGAGCGACACCGACGAAGGAACACCCGCGACTGCTCGCACGAGATCCTGCTGGATGTCAAGTGACAGCTGTATGGCGCGTCGTTGTCCGTTCGTGGCGATGTCGGTCGCCTGTGGCGCCCATCGAGCGACTTCATCAGCCATCTGCACATTGAGCGCCTCGAGGCGGAGCATGTACTCGGTGAGACCACTGATGTCCTCACCTGCTGCGTGTGCCTCCTCGATGGCGGCTGTCACCGCTTCGAGGCGCTTGAGGTTGTCAGCCTGCAGAACACCGTAAGTCCTGCTCATCTCAGCGAGAGCAGCGTTCTCACGGTATCGGAGCTTGTTCCTGTAGCTCTCGTTGACTTGATAGATATCAGGCATCGGTGTCAGTCAACTCGTATCCGTAGTATGGATGGTACGACTTCCCGTTTTCCTTCGGTGCCATCTTCTTCAGGATCTCTTTGCGCGCTGCTGTCGACCAGCGATATCCAGCATCGCCGCCCCATGCGGCCCATGCCACACGACCAGCGGACGGATAACCATCCTCACCTGGTCGGAATCCTTCAGCCTGTTTGTCTACTTCGTGACGTCTGAAAAAGGAGTACATGCGAAGGACAGTCGACTCACTGAGTTTCTCGCCATTGATAATCTGGTTTGCTCTCGCCCATGCCACGGCTGTGCCGCCATCACGACCAGCATCACGCCACTCGATGGCGCGCTGTGCTTCTTCCTTCATGTCCTTCGACGGGATGAACTTCAGCCCTGGCTCAGATGCATCGTCGAATGCTTTGGTCTCTTCCTGGCGAACTGTGACAGGCAACAGACCGAGGTGCTGGATAGAGTTCAGACCGACAGCCTGGAGTGCCGCTTCTGGTTCAAAACCAGCACGAATCAAAGCACCGGCAGCGCCGACCAGCTTCGCAGTCTCATCGGCAGTTCGAGCTGTCGAGACTGGCGCAGCATCAGGGACCAGAAGTTCCTGCGCGCCGATTTGCACAGGGACCGCTGTCGGATGGTAATAACCTTCGTCATCATCCGAAGGCGTCACACCAGCGACACGCTTCGCGGTTGCTAGGTCCACGATGCCACTCTTGTAGAGTCGCTCCGCTCTCTCTGCGTCCTCATTGAGGTCAGCCTGGAGAGATGGCACATTCGCCACGTCGAACTCAAGGTAGTCGCCTGGCTGCGTTTCTTCGTAGTCTGGTAGCAGTGCGATGGTGAGCGCTTCTGACATCTGGCGCATGAGCGGAATCATCCCGTCAGTCCAGGCGCTTCGCGTTGCTTGCTCGAGATTCGAATAGGTTGCGCGCTCGAGGCCGCTGCCGAGCTGTAGGACCAGCGGATTGAGACCAAGAGCTGCACACACGCGCTCCTCCGGTTTGCGGCGGATCTCGTCGAACGCCATCTCACTTGGTTTGTGGCTGACCTGCTCGACCTTGAATGGTCCAGTCATCACCAACACGCTGCCGGCATTGTCGCCAGTGAAGTCCTGCTGTAGTTTCCGCTTTGTCTGTCTGGCATCGTCTTCGGACAAATCCTCGACACCGCCCTTGTAGTCTGGTCCGACCATAATCGATGGCATGCCACCGTTGCGGACCATGCCAAATGCGGCGCTCGCTGCAACATTGTCTGTTGCAATCTCACGAAGGACCGACGTGACAGGAGAGCGCCCGAAGCGACTGTCCTGCGGATCTCGACCATACCGAATGTGAATCAAGTCCTCGAGCGCGATGTCGTACGACGTCCCATCGACGGTGTACTGATACTTGATGAGAGGATTGATCTTGTTACCGACAGGTCTCATCATGTCAGCTGCTAGGTATTGCAGACCAACGACACGACCAGACACGCGCACCTTGCGGAAGTAGGCGTTTCCGAGCAGCTGGTAGTCAGGGAGAATCCACGACCACACGAGCGAAGGCGGGACGTTCGGTGTTGGCTGTGCGAGCAGCTGCAGAATCGGGTGATCTGTTACTGTCTCGACCTGTCCATCAGGCATCGGTCGACGAACAACAGGGACACCCTGGCTCCAGTTGCGGATGTACCAGTCCATGCCGATCGCGACGATGCTGTTCAGCATCAAGTCGCCAGCCTGGTTCCTCCAGTTGAAACTCGAGCCTGGAAGGTTACGTGTCAGCAGGGACCAAAAGTCGCCGTTACCTGTGCCGGTGAAATAGGACGTCTGTCGCTGAATCAGCGGAGGCGGAAGCAGTGCATTTGGCGCGGCAGTTGCTTTGCCGATGAAGCGATCGAAGAGTCCCATGTGACTATTGTGTCCTTATCATGTCTTATACTGCACCCCACCCACCGCCACGGCCCACGAGCTCGTCGTACGCATCGGTGAGAGCATCGACGATGTCGTCGTTCTTCCCCAGGGGAAAGGTTCGCATCTCATCCAACAGTGTACGGTTCCAGTCAGCCGCGACCATGTACACGTTGCCACCAGCGACCTGCGACGCGAACGGTTCAGCCCTGACATCCTTCGAGCCTGTCACCGGCAGGACTGTCACAGCACTACCATGCAACAGCCGGAGCATGTGCATCGCTTGACTCTTACCAGCCTGGCCCGGGTCCTGCGGTAATCGAATCCTGATGCCACGGCCATCGAGAGCAGCTGTCTGCTTTATAACTTTATCGCGCTGGTCGGTGTCATACTGGCCACGCACGACATCGAGAATCCAGATTCGGCCATCCGTGTCACGGCCCATCTTGACCCCGACCGTGAAGTCACCACTACCAGCTGTCGCTGCGAGGTCCCAGGCGCGGGACATCTTTGCACAGTTTGGCATGGCGCTCTCGATGACAATCCTGTCACTCTTGAAGAACGAACCCTCGCGAGGTGTTGGATGTTGCTGATACAAAGCACTCCATCCATAGTCCCCGGAGTTCGCGACCATGACCTCCTTGATGCGTCCGAGTTCCTTGACGTCGTATCGTTCTGGCCACAAAGCTTCGCCAGGCATTCGACCGATCTGACACTTCTCCTCCGCGATGGCTGCCAGGTTTAGCACTGTCCATCGATGAGGTTCCGAACTGATTGCTCGAGCGGTGATGTCGTCGTGGTGCCATCTGGTCGAGACGATGATGAGAGCGCCCTTCGGTTCGAGTCTCGTGTATAAATCGTCGGTGTACCAGTCCCATGCTTTGTCGCGATAGAGAGAGGATTCGGCATCTTCACGACTCCTGATCGGATCATCGATGATGATTCGCTTGAAGCCGACACCGGTCGGAGGACTGCCGACGCCCCTCGCCATGAATGTCCCCCCCTCCGGTAAGCTCCACTCATCCTGTGCGGCGTTGTCTTTTGACAGTTTAGTCCTGGACGAAACGATCTGTCTGGACTTACGGCTGAAGCGCCTCGCGATGCGCTCATTGTAGCCAGTGACCAACACGTTCGCGCTTGGATCTCGCTCGATGCAATAGGCGCCGTAACGGACCGTGACTGTCTCTGTTTTGCCATGGCGCGGTGGCATGTGAATCGCGAGTCTATCGATCTCACCACGCTCCACAGCGTCAAGGTGAGATGCGATGGCGATGAGATGCCGAGCAGTAAAGGACCAACCATTCGGGAGAGTCTCTCGCAGGTAGTCGAGATAACAGAGAGCCGTCTGTGCGCTAGTTGTTGTCCTGGCTTGGTTCGGCGGCTGCGGAGAGAAGTTGTATCGAGAAGTTCGCAATGCGCTCATGGAGAGCTGCAATTTGGGCAGCTGATTGGCCATTGATGTAACGCTCACTCTGCGCTGTACGTGCTATCGCCTGTAGCGCCTTCAGGCTGTCCTCGAGCACTGATGTCAGAAGATCATCGAGAGACTTTGTCGGAAGAATCGTCGTGGTGATGTCATGTCGACTCTGTTCGACAGGAGTCGTCATTCTGTCCCTGATCGAGATGATGGTCGTGCGTGGTAATCCACACGACCGTGCAATGACCGAAGGGCTTTGACCAGCGATCAAAGCCGATTCGACCTGTGCGAGAATCTCAGGTTCTGTTGTATTACCTCTTGCCATGATGCTATTCTGTCTCATCCTGGCGCACTCTGCGCCTGTAGTGCAGCTGCCCGTGGCACATATAGCACAACACCTGGACATCCTCCATCAGCTCACCACCGAGTCTGATGTAGGTGATGTGATGCACATCGAGCTTGTAGCCGTCATCCTGTCGACGGCCACACTGCTCACATGTTCTACCTGATCGCTCGAGCGCCTTCGTCCGAATGTCCTGCCAGCGCTGACTCCGCATGTACTTGCGACGATAGTCGCGCCATGCTTCATCGACCTGGTTACTAGACGCTCCGATGGCCTTGAGCAGACTGTAGGTGTTGGACCATGGTTTTGCCATGATGGTCTTTATGATGTTGTCCGTGTCCATGTGATCTCATCCTTGACCGGGTGATCTTCGCCATACATCCAGTCAGTCGCGAAAAGCGACTCAGGATCGAGTGTGAGACCTTGTAGAGTCTTCGACTCAGGTCCGGTGTGCATGACGAATGCTTCGTACAAATCGGAATATCGGATGTACACATCATGATCGAAGCATGCGCGTGTGATTGGTTTGCCATGCATCAGGTGTTGAATAACTTCAGAGAACTTCATTCGATAACCGTCCAATCTCGCGCCAGGACATCATTGCCTGATAGTGTCGCGAAGCCCTTGCACCTCCACACGTTCGCGCCATCGAGTTCGTATCGCATGAGTGCAGATTCGACCAGCTGAAGCTTGAAACGAGCGCCATCACGCCACACAGGACGTCCTGCGCGTACATCTGTCATGATTGACTCGAAGCTCTTACGCCCACCATGATTGTTTTGTTTCTTCCCGACAGATTCCTGAAACTCCACACGCAGTGAAGGTTCGCTCATCATCCATCGATTTATCATCATTATCGGATATCCGACTACTTCGGCTGCTTTGCTTCGTGTCTCACCGCTTGCGATGAGCTCCGCCCACTTGATCACGGTCGCTGTCTTTTCATCGAGCGAAATGTACGGATCCATTTTCTTGACTGGCCTGTCTGGATTTTCTTCATTGATCCATCGCTGGACTGTCCCGCGTGTCATCTTCATGATCTGCGCGGTGCGGCTGATGCTGTTACCAGCAGCTCTGAGTTCCTTGATTTGCACCAGGAGTTGTATTCGCTCCTCGAGCTTTGTGTTCTTCGACATTGATTCTCCCCTTCAAAGTAAAAGACCAGGCACACCGTTCGGATGATGTGCCTGGTTCGTCAGCGAGTCGTTGGCAACCGGGAGATGGTTACTCGCTGGCGTCTTCACCGAAGGGGTCTTCGATGTCATCTGTCTTGATCGCTGGCTGTGCGATCTTGGTCAGTTTCTTCTTGGCACTGACTGGAGAAACGGACACGATGGCGTTCGTTTGATAACCACGCGTGTTGAGCTTCGCGTCGACTGTAACCATCCACTCCTTCGACATAAGTGAGTCAATGTCAAGGTCGTGAAACTCAGCGGCAGTCAAGCGGCGTCCAAGCATGCCATCAAGCAGGATGGTGAGTGCTTGCTTGTCGTTGCCATATCCCTGGCGCGTAAACTTTACAAAGCGAAACGCGTTGCCGTTGGTGTCGCCATACTCAGTGGTCTCGAATGTGAACCGAAAGTTCGGAAGCATAACATTCGGATCATCGTACGATGGTCGGTCGATGCTCTCGACGTTTGCGAGACGACAGACATAAGAGCCTGCGACAGCTGCTTCGAACTGTGATGCGCCATCGTTGAACGTGGCGTTTGAAAAGAAACCCATAACTCTATTTCTCCTTCGGTCTAAAAGACCACTCTGTGACAGTGCTGGCTCAGTTACCAATCCAGAAGGTGTTTCCACCAGCACCATCAAAGTTGACATTACCAAACATCAAACCATCTGTCAAACATAAAGTTGATGCTGTTCCTGTGGGCCAGCGTAAGCGCCCGGCCCGCAGGAGCAGTTTCAACTTAAGACCCCTAAGCGAGCACACTTACATGCTCGCAGGGGGGGTTTCCAAAGGGGGGTTTTATTCAGTTGTTCCCGTTTTATAATACTTAAGGGCGGAACAGGTCGGGAACAGGTCGCGGGAACAACTGAATCGCCTAAAGTAGACCTGTCGGACGGTACATTTTGGCATTGCGTGGACCCTTGTCAAATGCCACGATTCGACTCGCTTCGAGGTCCGCGAGTGTAGCCGCCACGACTGATTTTCTACTGCCACACAACTCGACCAGGCGCGACTGTGAGATGCCTGGTTCGCCACTGATGAGCTCAATGAGCTTCGAGCGAATCTCTTGTGTGATGACTTCGCTCCTGGCGCCAGCGTCAAGCGTCCGAACCTTCGTGAGACCATCCTCATCGCGAATCTCAAACGTGACATCGATGGCGTCCTCATCACTGATCAGTCGACCTTTAGTGACGTACATGCGATACAGGCCGTTCGCTTGCTTCTCAACAGAGAACGCCATATCAGCAGCTGCGACAATCTCCGCAGCGCCTCGCATACCTTCGTGTTTGACGGTCGAGTCTGTGCCACCCTTGCGATTGTGGTGAGCGATCAGGACAGTGATGCCGACATCGAGTAGCTTTTTGAATGAGTCGTAGAGTTTCCTCATCTGACTGTTGTCGTTTTCGTCCAGGCCATGCACACGCACCAGAGAGTCAATGAGCACGAGTCCAATACCCTGCGACTGGCAATGCTTCACGATTCGTTCGACATCGAGCACATTGTCCAGCCTAATGCCGACTCTGTTGAGGTAGCCCATTCCTTCAGCCGAACGCATTCCGAGCTTCCTCAGCCGCTGTAGGACCTTCTGGACACCCATCTCCTCATCGATGTACAACACTTTGGTCTGAGGGATGTCGAACTCGTTCAGCCACTTATCGCCAAACACAGCTGCACGAATCAGATCGCACATCACCCACGTTTTGCCACTGCCTGGCGGTGATGACAGGTAGTGCAGTCCGCCAGTCGACAACACGTTCGGAATCAGCCAGGACTGCGCTCCGAGTTTCTGTTCTTCGACCTCCATGCGTGTCCAGTCCCAGACCTCCCAGGGAGACATCGTCTCTCCGCCCGGCAGATCGTCGGGGACATTACCCTGTGCCCACTGGACCCAGAAGCGGCCAGTGGTCTCACGAATGAGCTCAGGCTCGAGTGGAGGTTCACAGTACGTGTCACTCCACCAGATGCTGAAGATGTTCGCCTGGTCAATCGAGAAGCGCTTTGCTCGCAAGAATCCGAGCAGTGTGACCAGCGCATTGTTTCGTCCGTTGAATGGTCCACCAGATGCAGGTTGTGGCTGAAATAGCCGGTCCCAGTGGTGCTCACCATTTGCCACGACGCGAGCATGCGTCGCCATGTCTCCGGCCACCATGGCGCGGAGATCGTCTAATGAAAGTTCGTCCATTTTAGTCCTAGTCCGAGAATGACTGCGTGTCCAGCGCAGTGGTTACGAGTTTACGGCACTCTTCGGCATGTGCGACCATGCCCATACCTCGCATCTGCTCGATGCCGATGATGGTGTGATTGAAACAGTACAGCAAATAGTCGCCGTGCTTGTACTTGCCCAGATTCCAATTGCCCCGCTCGCGCTTTGGGAGGTCCCCCGCTTTGGCGGCGATCAATAGGCGTGACCACTCATCGCCCCATGGATGCGTGGTCTGTGTCTCCTCGACGATTCTGGAGGCCTCTGGCGGATACTTTGCGAGTTCCACCAATCGAGGCGCCTCACGGTTTTTCCAATTTAGAGTTCCAGGAACTCGTAATATTCGCGACGGGTTTTTGCACTTGACGTCAGCGGACGCTGAGAGTGTAAGCATCCATCGTTCGAGCAGCTGTATAAATTCTCTTTGCTCGGTTGGCTTAGTCCCAATGCCAGCCATTTTGAGTCGCCGGTAGCAGTGGAGACCCTTCCCCGAGCGTACCGCGACTGTAACTTTAGCAAGCGTTGCAGTCTCATCCAGACCAGCAAGATCATCAATATCGCACCACACCACAGCAGCAGAATGAACATCGGTGTCCCTTCCTCCTTTACGCCAGCGTGGCAACACGCCGACGTATACATCATTTCCTTCGTCGCTCCACTGAACGCATGCTTCGCCGATGCCGGTCCAGTCTTCGACCGTTCGCGGAAGCTCGTAGAAGCGCATCTGATTTCGTCCTTGATTCAGACATCGAATCTCGACGAAGCCGTCAGAGTACGGCTCAAAAAGCCATGACAAAAATGTCACAGCCTGTGAAACTCTATTCATTTCTACCCCTTATAATCCCTGCATGTCCAAGCAGGTCCCGACACATTACCGCACACGAACTGTTCAGCCCATCGAAATCATCGAGATGTATGGTCTCGACTTCAAGCGTGGCAATGCTCTCAAATACCTTTTACGAGCAGGTTCTAAACCTGGCGAAGATAAGACCGACGATCTGCTCAAAGCGGTCTGGTACCTAATCTGTGAGATGCACAGTATCGAGCTCGCCGACGAAGTAAACGAACAGCTGTTAATTGATGCCGCTCGCGATGCCTAAATATCGACATGTCGCCTCAACTGCTTCGTCCCAGGAATAGGCGACAAACCACAGGTAAGCATCACCAACAGATTCACGAAACGCGATCTGTCCTGGCGTCAGTTTGTTTTTGCCTGACTTCATCTCGATCCACATCCCACAGTGCTGTCCCATCTGAATCGGAATGAAGATGTCCCAGACGCCGGCCTTAAGTCCTTCGGACTTCATACGGCCACCTGTGGCCTTCGACCTGTAGCCGCCATTCGGCACAGCGAAGATTGTGCCCAGGCGCGAATCACTTCCCGCCATGACTCGGCACCAGTTGAAATAAGCTATCTGCTGTTCTGACTCGTTCAAAGTTCCATCCTCTCAAATATCTCCGCCAGGACATCAGCCCCAGCGGCCACCCGAAGTTTGTCGATTGCGCGCACCTGAATCTGTCTGATGCGCTCGCGACTGTAGCCGATCAGGATTCCAACGTCCTCGAGTGATCTGCCATCCGACAGACCATCGAAGCCGAAGCGAAGGCGAAGACATGCAATCTCTCGATCTGTGAGGACCTCCATGACTGTGCGCAGCTGCGCGTAGAGGATCTCTTTGTCCAGGTGTTCACCGACCGGAGGTTCTCCTGATGGCAGAAAGTCGTATCGGCTTTGGCCGTACGCGTTCGGCTCATCGATGCTCGAGACCAGCTTCACATCGTGCTGAAGGATCTCTGTCAGCGACTTGACATCGAGTGATTCGATTTGCTTGTGGAGGTATCGCGGGTAAGTGTGCACGACTTCTCGAACGTACGCGAGAAGTTCCGCCGGTGTTGGAGTCTCACCGTGCTTGACGATGTACTCCTGGCGTGACACTCTGATGTGCGACAGTTTTGCGATGGCGTGTGATGGTAGACGTATGTCACGACCACGACTCTCGATGCCGCGACCGATAGCCTGTCTGACCCAGTTGGTCGCATAGGTCGAGAAGCGGTGACCGAGTGACGGGTCATAGCGCTGGACCGCGTGATGTAGTCCGAGCATGCCATCGGTGAGCATGTCTTCGTGTTCGCATCCACGACCACGAAACTTCTTGGCGATTGCGCTGACCATTCGGACGTTATGATTGACGAACTCAGCGGTCGCTTTGTCTTTGTCTTTGTCAGTGCCAGCCTGGACCATGCGTCCGAGAAAGAACTCCTCCTGTGGCGTCAGGAGTCCAGTAGTGCTCGTGCGTCTACTGCCCCGGTACTGTGACCAGGTTGTGATGGCGTCAGTCACGAGCTTGCATCGCCTGGTGTGCACGGTGATCTGGTGAGTTCGGCGTGTTCCAATCGGATGCCATCATGCACGATGTCCACACTGCAACGACAATCAGTAGAAAACTGCCGACCATCTGGATGCGGCGCTGTGTCCGGAGGCGTCGCTCGCGCTTGAGCTCACGCTGTGAGCAGATTCCACAGATGCGATGTCCACGGCCATAAGGCACGACGTTTCGTCGGTTGCATACGATGCACGATAGTTTAATGTCCATTGTCCTAGTCCTATTCTGTCTATTGCGGGAGCTGCTGTCCTGCGCGTTTGCAGTGCAGCCAGTGTGCGACTTCGATCTCTGTGCGACCAACCACGTCAGCGATGCGCTTGATGGTTGAGATGCGTACCGCGTGAGCTCCTGAGAGCATCCGGCACACTGCACTCTTATTGATGCCGAGTCGCTCAGCGATCTCGACTTGTGTGAATCCATACATGTCATCGTTATACACACAGTTGACACAATATGTCAACCTATGCTAGGATGTCGATGTGATTGGACATCACGACGAAGGATTAGGAAAATGAAAAGTTCAGCTATCGCCACGGTCAAGTGGTTCATTGAGCAGGGTTTAACGATTCAACTTAGCAGCCCTTCCGGACTGCATGACATCGATCTCGATGAGGCCATCGATGCCATCGAAGAATGCGAAGACGACGACATCCGTGTCGAGAGTGACGTGGTCATCTTTGGCATGGGTGACGTTTGCATCAAAGCGAAAAACTAAGGGGGACAGGATGACACAGGAACGGGTTGATTTGAAATGGAAGTGCGGCCATACCGCACACATCACGGTTGGATATACGCAGGGGGACCTCAAATACAAGATGGCAATGATGGCGTCGACGCTTGAGATTTGCGCCGCGTGTGAGTCGAAGCGATCAATCGAACGCGCATGGTCACTGACGCAGCGACTCCTCGAGCCGAATCCGATTGTTATGAGCGGGTCCGAGAAACAGATCGAGTGGGCACGTTCGATTCGCACCACGAAGTATGAAGCGTTAGCACATGTCCTCAACTGCCTCCGCGAAGCGTACGAGACACGCCAGGATGAGTGGCCAGCCATCGCACGGGCAATCAGCCCAGTGGTCAATGATGTCAGCATCTGGCGGTCCTACAGCCAGTCAGGCGCCATCATCGATCGACGCAACATCAACTGGACGACAGCGTTTAGGAACGCGCTCAGTCGGGCAGGATTACACATAGGGGGTTTGAAATGACAATGTCGGAGACAATAGGCGCTATTGCGCCAGCGCTGGTCAAGGCTCAGGCTGAGATCAAGCCAATCGTCAAGGATTCGACGAATCCTGCGTTTCGCTCAAAGTACACATCACTCGATGCCATCATGGAGGTCGTTCGACCAGTGCTCGCGAAGAATGGTCTCATCGTTGTGCAGTCGGTGTTGGACACCATCGACGGTGAGCATTCGACCAGCATCATGGTCGAGAGCCGTGTCATTCACAGCTCAGGTGAGTGGATCGCTGGTGTCGTGCAGGTCCCTGTGATGCAACAGACCAGCCACGGATTCGGCAGCGCACTCTCGTATGGTCGACGTTACAGCCTCAGCGCGCTTCTGTCGCTCGCATCCGATGAGGATGACGATGGCAATGGAGCTGCACAGGCACAACAACAGGCACGGCCACAGATCAAGCCAGGACCGCCACAGCAGACCACGCTGCGTAAGCTCGCACCAACACCGAAGCCGATACCTGGCTATCACAATGGCTCACACTTTGTGATCGGAGAAGAGGACCCGAACGCATGACATGGTCTAAAGCACACGATGCAATGCAAAAGCAAAGATTTATACGTCGTGCAAGTTGGGAAGAAAACGCCGTGATGCTTCACTATATTGATGATCAAGGATTAGAGGAATACTTCTATGTCACTGAATCAGCTAAACAATATTTCGATAAACAATCCAGTGGGGGTTATATGTTTAAAAAGGATCAACATCCTTCAAATGATTGGGAGATTTACCCATATCAATATAACTTTGATAATCATTCTTGGTATTACGTAGGCACTCTATGACCAAGCTTGTATGGATAACGCCCGATGCCGAGAGTGTCATCGGGTATTGCGCCAGGGTCTCGAATCCATCGAATCAGGACAATCCTGACGTCACGAGGTTGCTTCGATATTGCGTCGGTCACGGACACTGGTCAATCTTTGAAATGGCGTCGATGTGCATCGAGGTCAAGACCACGAGGGCCATCGCCGCGCAGCTGCTCAGACATCGAAGCTTCAGTTTCCAGGAGTTCTCGCAACGATACGCCACCGTGGTCGAGGACATCGAGGTCCCAGAGATGCGCCTCGCTGGCGCTCACAATCGCCAATCAAGCCTCCCACTACCTAAGATTGAGGAACTCACCAAAGAGCAGCAGGATGCCCTGTATTTGGTCGGTTCATCAATCGAGTTTGCGACCGACGTCTATCGCGATCTCATCGCACATGGCATGTCTGCGGAGACTGCTCGCATGGTCCTGCCGATGTGCACACCGACCACTATGTACATGAGCGGAAGCATCCGTTCCTGGATTCATTATGTGCAGCTGCGAACGCGCCAGGAAACGCAGCTCGAGCATCGCGACATCGCCCAAAGCGTCCAGAACATTATGTTGGAACACTTGCCAATCACGATGGAGGCGCTGGCTTGAAGCTCTCTGACATGATGCCGCATGCAGACCTTCCTGCTTGGACTGAATACCTTGAAGCTTGGGAGAAGGAACACAAACCCGTGTATCCAACATTCGACGAATGTCTGCATGAGTCTACTGTCATGACACAAAAGATAGATTCTCTTGGACGAGATCATTATCGAATGAGATGCTTACGTTGTGGACACATGGTCAAGCCTATTAAAAAGGTCGATGCACTGAAGATTCTAAATGGCAATCGCGCATCAGATGATGGGCACATCTACGCACAGGTTCGATATGACCCAGACAATGACTACTTCCGAAACCGTGAGTATTTACGTGAGGAATACTATCGGTTACGTGCGGAATATCCTCATAATCTCAACGAACAAAAGAGGATTTACCATTCAAGGTATCTAAAAACTGCACGGTGGATGAAGCTTAGAGCAGCTGTGTTTGAGCGTGACAATCACACGTGTCAGTCATGCGGTTCGACTGAGTATCTGCATTGTCACCATAATACTTACGTACGCCATGGCGCAGAAAAAATGTCAGATCTGATAACTTACTGCGCCAGGTGTCACAAAAACCATCACATTGACCAAGATATGGAGCGCGAACGCGAACGACTATGGCGAGAAAACCAGCTGACAATCAACCATCTATCACTCGAGTAGAAGAAAAGAAAGAAGGACTCATGTGGCTCCTGAAGGCCAGTGAGCACGAGATCCTTGAGCGCCTGAATCAGGATGGCGCGCTGATCTTCATTCACCCTGCGCTCGATGGCGTGGTCTGTTTTCGCATTGAAGAGAATCCAGCACATGATCAAAAAGTGGTGCATGTCTGGCGGTAAATGTATAACAGTCTCGCCGGTGCTCCAACATCGGTGAACGAACAACTACCAAACAGAAGACCAGGTGTAGTGCATGGCCCCGGATTCCGGACGAAGCCCATGATCTGCACCTGGTCTTTTGGTTTTAGAAGTTGACGAAGCCGAAGCCGCCGAACTTCCCGAACTCGTGCCAGTTTCGTTTCTTCGCATACAACCCATCACCATCACGCTCGACCGACAGTTCGTCTGATGGTTCCGGACTGGTGTTTCCCTCGACCGTGTATACACCCCACTCCTCGACCTTAGTCACGATACCGATGTGAGCGATGCGAGAGAGAGCCGAGAAGTAGAACAGCGCTAGATCACCGCGACGTGGTCGCTTCGCTGTCGTAGCATCTCGAATGTGCTGGACAGGCAACCACAGACTGTTTGCTTTAAACCACCGCGACCAGTCTGGACAATATGCGGATCGAGGAAACGTCTCATCGTAAATGATGCCGAGCTGCGTGGCTGCTTGCTTGTGACGGAATCGGACGTGTGCTGCGCACCAGGGGGAACCAGCAGGGACCGGAGGTTTGCAGGATGCTTGATACGCTTCGACTGCTTTGCCTCTGTTCTCGCCGACTTCCTGGACGCCAACATTCGCGATGGCCAGATCTGTCGACAGTAGTGCTATTCGTCGTTCATCCATGATGTATACTCCTATTGTCCAACCGGTTTCTGTTCCTAGTCCTAGCGCCTCCAGCACCCCTCTGGAGGCGTTTCCTTTTTAAGCGAAGGTCTCCGCGTCGTCACTGCTACTCACGATTGTGATGCCTGTCGAGGTGTGGCTGTAGATGAGATAGATGACTCCGAGGCGCCAGTAACACGCGAGCTCGTCGCTCCGCACATTGCCCGTCACGACGTTTGACGCAGATGTGATGACGTTGCCCATCGGGTCACGCTTGACGCGCTGGATGTTAGCACCACTGGTGCGAAAGAAGATGTACTCCATGCCGTTTGGAGACACGCAGACCGTGCCATGTGATCCGGATCCGATTGTAGTTGCCACGCTGACTGTGTTCCCTTCGTCGTCGGTCTGATACCGCAAAATGTTATTACCGGTCTTTGTATCCACAATAATGATGAGATACATCGAGCCGCTTGATTTTGAATACGCCAGGCTAAGACACTGCGCGTTCGTGATCGGCGTGACAACTTCGTCCCAGTTCGTGCCGTTGTGCGCCCTGGCGTGATACAGATTGACACCGCCACCAGCTGTAACGACACCATATGTCGCTTGCTGTGCAGGTGACACGTCAGCCGCCGTGCAGTTCCCTGCGAGCACTTCTGTGCGGAACACTGCGCGCTGTCGCTTCGCCGAATACATCGGATTGACACCGACACTGTTTGTTCCTTCGACGATGGAATGATTCGCTTTACCCAGTCCGAACGGTGTGCCTGTCTGATAGTTACCGAGCGCGTCGAAGGTTGAATCAGTGCCTCGAGATGATGAGTCACTCGAGAGTTGAAGCGTCACGGTCCCACTAGTCGCCGGATCTCCTGATGTGTCCAGGACAATGCCGTGCGCTGGACCACGAAGGATGGCGCCGAACGGCAGATACAAAGCACTGTCTGTGCCACCATTGACATCGAACGGGTCATACAGATCGGGAATAAAGTCGCCGTTTATCGAGTCGAACAGAGTCTGTGCTGTGATGGTCCCGGTCGCAATCTCGAAGCCGTACGCGAAGTCTGTCCCCGTCGTCGCGTTAGGTGTTGCGAGGATTCCACCGCCATACAACCACGTACTGATACCAGTTCCACCATTCAGGAAACAGTCCCTCAGTGGAGGCTGTGAGACGCTACAGGTACCACTGCCTGGGTACGCCACGGAGTTCGTCGCGGTCCAGCCAGGATGTCGGACGATGCTGTCATCGGATGTGTTGATTTGACCAACGAGGTCCACAATAGTCAGCGGTGTAACACTGTAGGACGTCACGCCTGTGGCGCCACCGACAGTCTTTTGCCATCGATAGTCAGACTCCTCCTCATCGCGACCATCGTTCTTTTGTTGCCAGAACCGACGTGAATAGTAATAAGTTGTCGTGTCGACTTCGGCGACAATCGCCGGTGTGATGCGTTCGTTTTCGTATCCAAGACCACTCGGGACATAATGGCTGTTCGTGAAACCATTCGTCGTGTCCTGCTTGAGCGTCGTGGTACCTAGGTCAATCGCCCCTGTAGCGATGCGTAGGCGCTGGCATGACGTAACACCCCAATATGCCGAGTCGACGCTCTCTGAGCCAGCGAACGAGGTGCTGGCGGTATTCTTCCTCGGGTAGGGATTGTCCTTGCCATCGGTGAGCGGAAGTGCACTGACAGACCACGCATCCGGACTGCCTAGGTCGATGGTCACTGTCTGATACGACGTAGTCGCAGCTGTGACGTTCCATGTCTTCGTGTTGCCATGAAAGTCAGTGATGACGAATGTTCCCGCCACGCCTGTCCCGCTTTGCGCCTTGATCTGGATGTCAAGGTAGCGGTATCCCGACATGCCTTCGTATGGTGCGAACAGTCGGTCGTTACCTGTTCCTGCTATGCTTCGTGTCGTGGCATATGCCAGACTCCAGCCATTGAACCTGAAGCCACGGAACATGCACCGCGTCTCTGTATTTGCCTCGCCAACAGCTGTGAGCGATGCACCAGTGATGGCACACGAGATGCTTGCTGGGACATCATCGAGCGATGTAGTCAGAGTGTTCGACCCGTAGTCCGGATCCGTCAGGACCGTCGTGGTCGCATAGTCCACGAAGGTATCTGACCCCGACATCGAGCCTGTTCCAGTTATCGCCCTGGAGGAACCGTCGAAGCCAGTCACGGTCACTGTGAGTGAGTCTGGGTACGATGTCGACCACGCCCTTGTGCGACCAATGACAGCGACACTGCGATCTAGACACGAGCTCGTGCTGATGGTCGCGCTGGCCGTTGAAACAACGCCGAAGCCGTCGGTCGTTCCTAGAACGCTGAGGCTCCACTCCGTGGCGCTTTGTGCGTGGAATGTATGAGCATGCGTGATGTCATGCACAGCGACCGTGTTGACCTTGACCAAGGAAACAGCGAAGTCATGACGTACGTCACCGGAACTGAATCCATTTGCACTCAGGATCGCGGTGTAGTCTGCTGTTCGCCTCGATGTCGCAGCTGCGGACACGCTGACTGATCCGCCATTCGCGGTGATACTACAGGCCGCCGTTGCACCACTCGTGGTCATCTCATACCAGCGATACGCAGTCTGTGGGGGAAACACAGTCGGCGCCACACTCGAGCTGTAGGCTGTCTCAGTGACATCCCACAGCTTATCTGTCGACACCGATGCTGTGAATGTGCCAGCACATGTCACACTCACATCTTTGTATGTCGTGGCGCCGGTTTCACTTCCAGACGCGAGCACCACGTATCCGCTGTTCGTCGATCCGTGTCCGTTGTTTACCGCTAGGTTCGCACGAAGTTCCCACGTCCATGCCGAACCAGGTGATGGTGCATTGACCGTTGAAACAATAGCAAGTGAACCAAGAAAACCTAGATGTCCGCCGAACGAAAAGTCTGTGAAGTGCGTGTCGTAGTCAGGCTCGAGAGGTTGCGTCGCGAATGGATTCCAGATGCGTTCTGTGACGTTTTGCGTATGCGACATCGTGAGCGTCGATGTTCGTGTCCCGTCGATGTAGGCCACTATTCGCTACCGTCATTCAGGTATAGACCCCGGTACACAGCACGTCGAAACTGTTTCACGCCAGCCTCGACCACGAACTCGATCGTCGGAATCGCGATGATGCGATAGACACCCTTGATGGTCACTCCGTCAGGCTGCATGATGGTCACCACGTCACGGACCCAGAGAGGTCTATTGTCGTTG